GCAGGCACAGACGAGTCTCATCCGTATGTTGCACTGCTTGGTCGTACTCCATGTAAAGTAGTTGGTACTGTTAGCAAAGGAGCTCGTTTAGTATCAAGTAGCACGCCCGGTGTAGCTAAAGCAGCAAGAGGCGATGAAGATGCATACTGCATCATAGGTCGTGCCCTAACAGACAAGCACGACGACGATGTTGGGTTAGTAGAGATAGTAATAGGACGCGCCTGATATGACGTATGCCGTTAGTGGCCTAATACAAGCTAGCGACTATAACGGGTTTGTGGGAACCACAGCCGTTAATGCTGCATATGCCGATAACGCTGCTGCACAAAACAAAGTGGCTGCACTAATTGGTGTTGGTTACGGCACACGTGGCTATGGCCAGACTACTACAAATGTAGCAGCAGTTACTGCAGGTGTTAACGTATCGGCAGGTCAGTGGAATAATTTGCGCAGTGCGATGAGCACACTGAATACACATCAAGGATCAAGTCTCACGCTGCAGCCAGTTGTAGCCAGCGGCGGTACAATACTGTATCAATCTAGCATACCAACTAACATAACCACGCTTGATACTAACCGCAATCTAGCAAACATTACACAGATGACTGTGAGTAGTGCATTAACTAGTACCACAACCTCATGGTCCAGCGTAGTTACCAATGTGTTGACTGTCAATTTTAGTACACCAGATGCTGCTAGGTACTTTTTCAACAGCGGCGGTGAGATACGATTCTCTGGATCTAATGTTGGTGGCACTGCACCCGGTGCTGCTGCATGGGCATCGCTTCTAACACTGGTTGGCACGGTTAAGCTAGGTGCCAGCACTGCTACATACACCGGATCAGGTGGCACTATAACTAACAATATTGGTTATTACGGTTTAACTACTGCCTATCAAGAGATTTTCATACATTATGGATCTGGTGCGTATTCTGGTATCTATTACAGCATACAAGTCAAGACCAATGCAACAGGTAGTGCGAATGGTGGCAACGGTAGCTTGATAACTGTAACTATTACCTTTAATGATGTGGCTGCATATGGTTACGGGGCAGTTGACGGTACTACATCTAGCTATGTTGACCAGTACAAGGCAGGCGGAGTATTGACCATAGCCTCCCCAATTTACACAACGGTAACTCCTATCTGATATCTTGACATCCTTTTTCTAATATGCCACACTCGTAGCATATTATGATTGGAGACTGCCGTGGATGAAAGATTAGAAAAAGCGTTAGAATTTTCAAAATACCGTATAGCACTGGTCAATCGTAAAGAAGACCTCAAGATAAAAGTAAACAATCTGTTGCTGTATGCTCACAACGGTGGCATGTTTCGCATCAGTCAAGAACTAATCAGTTTTGTAAAACTAGTGTTAGATCAAGGCAAGATGCGAGTAGTCTTGATTGATAACAACAGCAATCCAATCGAGATCACAGAATTACAGAAATTTTTTGAAGATATATTCAGCCGATATTTCGAAGCAACAAATCTGTATCATGCCGAGTACAGCAAGATACGAGCTGCTAGATCTGTTAGCAGTATCTACGAGTTTGTAAATGACTGAGTACCCAGACGGATTTACATTGCCTCGAGGATATGTGATGTATGCACACAATAATTCTAGCATAGACTATGGTACATTAGCCGTGTGCAATGCACTGTTAATAAAAAAACACCTCAACCACAATACAGTTGCACTGATATCAGATTCTGGTACAGTGCAACATATAACTCAGCTGTATGGTGATGCTATCATGCAAGCTGCATTCGACCGGATAATCTTAGATGAGCAATCTATAGAGCAGTCCGAAACTCGAAAATTCCGTGACACTAGATATTCAGTATTCATCGACGCTTACACTAATACCAATAGACCTGATGTATATAATCTGTCACCGTTTGCTGAAACTATATTGATCGATTCGGATTATTTGATGTTAGATAACACGATGGATCTTACGTGGGATTCGATGGAAGATTTCCTGTGTAATCACAAGACCAGAGACCTTGATAATAAAATCAATAATTTTGGTTTTGATAATAGGTTTAATGAAATGAGCATACCTCTATATTGGGCAACCGCTGTATATTTTAAAAAATCAGAAAAAAGCCAACTCATATTTCGATTGATGAACTATATCAAGGAGAATTATGCATACTATCGATATCTATACCGATTCAATCATAGCGGGTATTTCCGTAACGATTATGCACTGAGCATTGCCATACATTTAACAAACAATCTAATGGAATACGGTAGCATAAAATCGTTACCTGTGGATCATATATTGTTTAGCCTGGAAGATGACGAAATGCATACTTTCATAGATGGGCATTGTTTGATAACAAGTGAACAACAGCAGGGTGATTTCCACCTACATCGGGCAATGTCTAACACACACATCATGAATAAACGTGCTATAATCCGGAACAGCAATAAGATAATCAAATATGCAACCAGTTGATCTAAACACCAGGCAGCGCGGATTCTTTACTATAGCACAGAACAGCCCAACCTGTGACTATGTCAGGCTGGCATATGCATTAGCATTAAGTCTCAAGTGCAGCCAACATTCAATTCCATATCTGTCAATAGGCATAACACCCGATACAATAGTTCCGCCTGAATATGCATGGGCATTTGATAATATCATAGAAATACCCTGGGGCGACCATGCTGCTGATAGCACGTGGAAGCTAGAGAACGAGTGGAAATCTATATACATGAGTCCGTATGTCGAGACTATCAAGCTTGATTGCGACATGCTGTTTTTCAATGATATTGGTATATGGTGGGATACGCTAACAATGCAGGATTTTGCAATCTGTAATCGTGTTTTAAATTACCGGGCACAAGACGTAGATAGCGATTATTACCGCAAGACTTTTACAGCAAATCTATTACCAAATGTATATACAGCATTCATGTATTTCAAAAAAACTCCAGCCACTTTTGAAGTATTTGATATGGCTAAGTTCATATACTTTAATTGGGAATCGATGTTTGAAGCAGTATTAGAACCCATAACTCGTCCTGCGTATCCCAGCACCGACGTTATATTTGCTATAGCATTAAAATTGTTAGAGTTGGATAATAATTCATATACAATAACACAGTTACCTACATTTACACACATGAAAAGTCATATACAAGGTTGGGGATCGAATATTATACTAGAAGATTGGACAAAACACATGAGTGTATTTTTCAATCCCGAGCTCGAGTGCAAGATAGGAAATTATCTGCAGTTCTTCCCATTACATTACCATGTCAAAGATTTTATAACAGAGGAAATGATAGGAAACTATGAACGATCAGTCAGAAGATAAAATAGCTTGGGCATGGTATGACAACGAGACATTGGCACTGTACCATATCAGCTTTGACGAGGCTACCTGGGATGGGAAACATCTTGCTAAAATAGCAATAGATTTTCAATTAGCATTAGATATCATGACTGGGGTTAATAGACTGTTCGAATACGAATTAGTCAAAAGTGACGACAGTATAGAACTGGTACATAAGAAAAAATCTCCGCCGTTTAAGAAATTTTGGCAGCTAGTAGATGCAGCACATTCAACTTATGGTGTGTTGGATACAGTGTCTAGCCAACATAGCCCTATTAATGTTGTTGAAAAGAACAAAGACTATTTTGTGGTAGATGTTATAGGTAAAGCTAAAAACATCGTATTATATGTCACCATGAAAAACGATCCTAACTACCTAATACAAAAGATTGATCTGTACCCTTATATAATTGAGTGCGGGTCGGTCACTGGTATACCGGTACCGTTTGATGATATTAGAAATTATAGCATATATGTGAGGTATGATGCAGCGTAGTATAACTGAATTTGACTTTGTGTTCCTCAGTTATGATGAGCCTAACAGCGAACTACTATATGCCGAACTGCTTAATCAGGTGCCTTGGGCCAAGCGAGTGCACGGTGTGCAAGGATTTGATTCTGCACACCGTGCATGCGCTGATATATCAGATTCGGAGTTCTTTGTTACTGTCGACGGCGATAACAGGGTGCATGACAATTTCCTCAACATCAATGTTGATATAACAGATCAGCAAGATGATCATGCATGGTCGTGGGCTGGCAGAAATCATGTAAACGGTTTGGTTTACGGCAATGGCGGTTTAAAGCTATGGAGCAAGAAATTTGTTTATGATATGAATAGCCATGAAAACAGTAGCGACGACGCAAGCAAGGTAGATTTCTGTTGGAGTTCTAAATATCATGATCTTTTTGGAACTTACAGTACCAGTTTAATCAATAGTAGTCCTTATCAGGCATTTAGATCTGGATACCGAGAGGGAGTTAAGATGAGTTTAGAACACGGCCGCAAAGTTAAACCATCCGAATTCCTTAATAAGATTTGGGTATTCAATATGCACAAGCTACTGATATGGTGCAGTGTCGGCGCAGATGTAGCAAACGGATTATGGAGTATATATGGTGCAAGGATGGGCGTACACGACTGCAATTTAACTGACACTGATCATACTATGATACGCGACTATGATTGGTTCCAACAGAAATGGGACCAGGTTCAGTTGGATGACCCACTAGCATGTTCAAAACGACTCGGGCTTGCTCTACGACAAGGTCTGGGTATCAATCTGGCCGATATGGATGACCATCAAAGCAAATTCTTTAAGAGTGTGTATATTAATCCTCCAAGACCGTTGATCGGATACGATCAAATCAAGCATCTGTCGGCAGTGTAATGTACGATATAGTATTTGCCGATAACGGCACAGCAGCAGACAGCTGGGAAAAATTAAAATTAGATTGGCCAACTGCAATCCGTGTTGCATATGACGGCACTTTGTTTGATTTAATAGAAAAAGCAAAGGGATCTTGCCTCACTTGCATGGTTTGGATAGTGAAAGACTGGTATGATACCGAACGATTTGCACAACTCAGTTCCAATAATTGGTCATCGCACACAAATCATTATTTTTCAAATACTACTCTACCATATAGCGATGTATTAAATGTTAACAACGTTGCACTATCAAATGGGGTGTATTTCGTACAGACATCATATAAACTTACAGATACTGAGATATCCAATAACAGGTTCGATAAAATACTAATAGTGTCGTTGGATTCTATAGCGCAACAATACAACACTGCTTCTTTGTCGTCGATGGCATTAAGCACGCAGTTGTGTAAAATATCTGATATATTTTTCGTGAGTTACAATGAACCAACTGCTGACGAAAACTGGAATAGAGTGTTAGCTAGATTTCCAACTGCTCGTCGAATTGATGGTATCAAAGGTATAGACAGAGCACATAGGCGCTGCGCAGAATTAGCAGAAAGCGATATGTTTTGGACTATTGACGCCGATACGATACTAGATGACGATTGGAATTTTGATTTCATACCACCAGACTATGATAGGAAATATCTACATATATGGCATAGCCGCAATCCAGTCAATGGATTAGAATATGGTTGGGGTGCTGTTAAACTTTGGCCAACTGCTGCTGTGTTGCAGTTTGATGGCAATTGGTTAGATTTTACTACAACTGTAGGTAATATCAAGATGGTACCTCGTTCTATAGCCACTAGTGCATTTAATAGCGACGCATATTCAGCTTGGCGTAGTGGATTTCGCGAAACAGTAAAACTCTGTTACAATGTGGCAACAAGTGAACAAGGAGAAAGTCTGGATCGGCTCTTGACATGGTTAACAGTGGCTAACGACGTTGCATATGCACATGACACCGTGCAAGGTGCCAGTTCTGGATTGGAATATTTTTTAGAGTGCACCACAACATCATCAGCTACAGGAATCAAAAATATAAACGACTTTGAATGGTTGATAGATAGATTCAGCAAGAGACATGGTGTTAAACTTGCAGTAGATCGAGCTACACTGCTGTCTATGCTAGGAAAAAAATGAGATGTACGATGTGGTTTTTATCAGTTACGAAGAGAGCAATGCTGAAGAGAATTGGAAACGTCTCCTAGATAAGGCACCGAGAGCCAAGCGACTGCACGGTA